AAGTTAGTCTTCTCCTTGGCATATTCCCATGTTACGCTGTCTAATGTGACATTTATTGGTCGCATGTTACTAGCCAGCGAGCATTGATATATCAATTTATGCGCACGCATTGGCAAAAAAGCCCAGAAGGATCTGCAGATTTTTATGGGCTATCCCACGAAAGTTAGTAATATGGTTGCTATGCCATGGGGGTGGTGGTGATAAGGAACTTGGAGGTGGACACTCCCTCCATGGGCTTCGGGGCGGCTCCGCCGCGAAGATTCAATCCGAGTTTGTAGATCGGGCCAAGAAAACAGTGTAGTTTATACACCTGCTTTACTTGGGAAAGCCATGGCAACAGCAAAAACAGGTAGTTTTTACCTGACAGAGACAGTAACAATACCAGCAGCAACAGCATCTGGAAGTAGAATACAGGCAAGCATAGATGTTGGATCGTATGTAAATGTCGGAACCGGTCAAGCGTTGGCTATTGATTCCGTAGACTTTGTTTGGCAAGTCGGTGCAGATTACGGTAGCGATGGTAAATCAATGCTTCAATCAGATGGGGCAATAGGTGTTCAACTAAGCGATTTAAATCCAGGTACTGCATTTCTTCGTGCAGATGACCAATCATTGATTGCTAGCGGATCGCTAAACATTGACCAAACTAACAATGTGGTTACTCATGTTTCTGATTTATACCCAGACAACTTTGGCCCATCTTCACTTTCTGAAGCTTACATGGTTGTAAATGATTCACTTTACCTAGTATCTGGGCCGGATTTGTCCGCATCTAATGCAACTACTGCTGTGTATGTTACAGCCAGAATTCGTGCGAGAATTGTAAAATTGGGCTCAAAAGATTGGATGGCCATCGCTATTCAGAGCACAGCCTCCGATAACTGAGGTGATTTCTTCTGAATGCTGATTGGGAACGAGGATATGCTGCCGGATATGCTGCCGCACATAGGAGTGATGTCAGGGACATTACTACTGATCGCGGAATGGCTGCGCCGCAACCTAAAGCGAAAAAAACTCGTAAAGTTAGTGCTTACAGTAGAAGATACGGAATCGAATACAAGCGACTCAAAGCAAAACACCCAAGAATGAAGTTTGGTGCTTTGTCTAAGAAGGCTCATGCAGCAACAAGGAAGGTGATGCGCTAATGGCTAAAGAAAAAACATCTACTAGAGCATTGTTAGGTAAGCGTGTATTAAGCATGCCAATCTCCAACTACTCGAGTGTGCGTACAGCAACAGGATGGGTTGGTGATAATATGTGGAAGCCTGTAGGTGTAGTGGCAACAGGTGCTAATGGTGTATGTGCGGAAACATATTTTGATTTATCCGCGTACGAACTTGATGACTTAACATTAGTTCCTAACTTACTTCAGCTACAAGATGGACTTCCTTATTTTAGTGGGCAAGTAGAAGGCTTAGATGTTTACGATGTCGTTAGTCAAGAGAGATTAGATCCTAATGATTTTATTACTTATGCTATTGATGGAAATTATCCTAGTTCTCCTGGTTCTACAGAAGATTGGACTCAAATTCTAATGTGTAATACTAGGTTCTTTGCTCCAACAAACGAATTTCAATTTGCTGATCTATTACTTCCAGCAACTCAGGGATCCTTTGGTTCTTCAGAACCTACAGCAGTCCAGAAACTTTGGGTGTATAGAATTGTATTAGTACGCGGAGCAGCAGAAGGTTCCACTCTGTATATACCTGCTACAAGATTCGTATTAGGTGCAGAAATTATTCAAGAAGAGGACTTACCTTACATGATGAGATTAAAGCGATCATATGAGTTGAGCCAATGAATCTAATCGAAACACAAATTGAATCAATTAGACTTTCTTTTGCTTTTATTAGATATTCAAATTCTAAAATTATTCAAACTTCAATAATAGCGATTCCAATTGAAACACTTGTTGAAGAAACTCGCGAACGAGATTTAGATCGTGAACGCCCATTACAAGAGCGTGAAAGAGATTATCCTAATCAATACAATGAACCTGAAATGAGTCCACCTGACGAATATCCATTTCAAGATTTTAATTACGGGCCTTAAATCTCATCGCAATCAACGCAGATGTGGAATCTTCGTGTAGTTGACTCAACATAGTTGTCAATCTTTATCCAAGTAATCTCATCACAGATTTTACAGACTAAAGCCAGTTTCATCATAACACTTCCTTAATTTCTTTAAACTCAATATTATCTGCAAGCTTACAATAGTAAAGATGCCAGACACAGCCAGACCAAGCACAAGGCGACTCCCATTTTATTTTGAGTATATTGTTAGGTAGAAACTTAACTTGACTGCCATCTGAATACAACGCATCTTCCATTAGATCTGCTTCATCTAGTTTGTCAATAGTAGGTGTATCTTTAGCATGTTTACAATTAAGAATATGATTTCTTAATTCCATTACAGCAGCGTGTTCATGCTCACGATATGTCATGCTCATACTTCATCACCTTGGGATTCCAAATATTGAGCATGAGCATCGTCTCGCATTTCTCGAATCGATGCAATAATTGCGTGAACATCAGTACCAATATTCATTGCAATGAATCTTAATGCGTTTCGTAGACCTTCATAATATCCACAATCATAACCTTCTTCCCAACTCATTCTTCTTCACCTAATCCTTCAGGTAAACAGGTTTTACAAAACATCCAGCCGTCTAAACGCATTCTACCGCATGACATTACGCATTCGACATCTATTCTTCTGACTGCTGTCTCTCGTTTGTTGCGTTCTGACCTTAACTGATCTCTTACCCAAGCAGAAAAGTTAGTCTTCTCCTTGGCATATTCCCATGTTACGCTGTCTAATGTGACATTTATTGGTCGCATGTTACTAGCCAGCGAGCATTGATATATCAATTTATGCGCACGCATTGGCAAAAAAGCC